ATTCAGTATTACCAATTCAGTTGTACTTGTGTACACAATGTGGAAAGCCTTTACAAGAACTTTTACCTGAAGAATTAAAAGATAAACCAACTATACAATAATATGGCAGCCAAAAAGTTATTTGACCACTTAAACGCTATTACATCGGAGCAAAACCCCGACTATTTTAAAACATTGACCGAAGAGGATGTTAAAAGTTGGAGTAACTTTATGATTAATCGTTTTCTTTCAATGAAGCCGGAGTGGGTAGAATTGATTGCCACATTACTACCACTATCACAAACTCTTGAACCCGAAGAAATGTATAAGTTATACATAAATGTTCTTCCGAAAGGTAAGCAGTATTTAAAATATACAAAGGGAAAAGCAGAAGATAAATATGAAAAATTTTTATTAGATTTAATAGTAAAACATTATCAATGCTCCGAAAGACAGGCAACCGATTATATAGAAGTATTGTATGCTACCAGAGAAGGTAGAGAAAATATAAAATATATATGTGAATTGTATGGCACTGATAAGAAAGAAATAGGTAAATTAAAATTGAAAATATAGTTGGTAAATCCAACTATTTTTCGTATATTTACTTAAATAAAGAAGTTATGGCTAGAGTATCATTTTCGCAATATAGTATGTGGAGTGGATGTCCACAACAATACAAATTAGCATATATAGATAACCTAAAAACAGGTGGTGGGAGTATTCATACTCTATTTGGAACGGCAATGCATGAAACCATACAAGAATACCTTGATAAGTGTTTAAGGATATCAAAATCGCAGGCCGATAAGCTAATGGATTTAAAAGAAACTCTTAAATTAAAAATGAGAGAGTGTTACTTAAAAGAGGTTGAAGGCGAAATAGGCAACGAAGAAATATGTACCAAAGAAGAACTTGTTGAATTTTTGCAAGACGGAAATACCATATTAGAGTATTTTCAAAAATCAAAAAACTTCAACAAGTTCTTTTCTTTAAAGCATGATGAATTAGTTGCAATAGAGCAACCATTAAACGTAAAATTAGCAGATAATGTTAATTTTATAGGATTTATAGATTTGGTTATACGAGATAACTTCAATGGTAGGTATCGTATTATAGATTTAAAAACATCTACAAAGGGATGGAGTAAATATCAAAAATCAGATCCAGTTAAGAATGCACAAATACTAATATATAAAAAGTTTTATGCAGAGCTCCTAAGTGTATCTCCTGATATTATTGACGTGGAGTTTATTATCCTTAAAAGAAAGGTAATGGATAACGCAGAATTTGTTATTCCGAGAATATCAAAGCATATTCCAGCAAACGGCAAACCATCTATAAATAAAGCATGGAATAACTTTAAAGAGTTCGTAGATACGGTATTTGATGTAGAAGGAAACTATAAAACCGATATAGAATATCCAAAAAAACCATCAAAACTTTGTATGTATTGTGAGTTCTTTGAGCGTGGATTGTGTGATGCAAAAAAATAAAATAAACAATAATTATATTAAACAAGTTATGAAAAAAAAGAAAATTTTGTTACTTTCGGATGATTTAAGAATGGCAAGTGGTATTGCTAATGTTTCCAAACAATTGGTTTTGGGAACTGTAGATAAGTATGATTGGGTACAATTGGGAGCAGCAATCAATCATCCCGAAGAAGGAAAGATGTTGGACTTAAGCGAAGATATAAAACGTGCTACGGGAGTAACCGATGCATCAGTTAAAATAATACCGTTCAATGGATATGGCAATGCAGATGTTATACGCCAATTAATTATGGTGGAGCAACCAGATGCAATCTTACACTTCACAGACCCACGTTATTGGATTTGGTTATATGATATTGAACATGAGATACGCCAATCAGTACCTTTGTTTTTCTATCATATATGGGATGACCTTCCGGATCCAAAATATAATCGTGATTACTACGAAAGTTGTGATTGGATAGGTTGTATTTCAAAACAAACATATGGTATAACCAAACGTGTATACGGCTCAACTGCCGAACCACAATGGGACTCTGCAAAGGATTGGCAAGTTAGCTATGTACCACACGGTATTAATTCGGAATTGTATAAGCCAGTAGATGTACCGGCTGATTTTAAGAAAAATATACTTGGTGGTAAAGAATACGATTTTGTATTATATTGGAATAATAGAAATATACGTAGAAAGCAATCAACTGATATTATACTTGCATTTGAAGATTTTGTAAAAGAATTGCCAAAAGAAAAACGTGATAAGATTTGTTTATTAATGCATACAAAACCTGTAGATGAAAACGGAACGGATTTGTATACTGTAATAAAAGATTGCGCACCAAATTCAACCGTTATATTCGACCAAACTAATTATACAGAACTTGAGTTGAATTACCTATATAACATAGCAGATGTTACAATTAATGTGGCTTCAAATGAAGGATTTGGATTAGCAACGGCTGAAAGTATTATGGCAGGTACACCGATAATAGTAAATGTTACCGGTGGATTGCAAGACCAATGTGGATTTGAAATAGACGGTAAGTATCTTACAGCAGATGATTATATAACGATTGGTTCATTGCACAATAAAAAGAAATATGAAAAAATTAAACATGGCGAATGGGTAAAGCCAATTTTTCCAGTTCGTTCAACGGCAGGTTCAATTCTAACTCCATATATTTTTGATGATAGAGTTGATTACGCTGATATTACTCCTTTAATCAGAGAATGGTACGAAACTCCAAAAGAGGATAGAAAATCCGCAGGATTGGCAGGTAGAGATTGGTTATTAGGCGAAGGTGGATTGAGTACGCAAAATATGTGTAAAACATTAATAGACGGAATGGAAACGGCATTTGAAAATTGGCAACCAAGAAAAAAATATAAATTATACAAATTAGGATAAATAAAAAGTTATATGAATAAACCCACATTAGTATTTCAAGCACCAATAGCAACCCGTAGTGGATATGGTGATCATGCAAGAGACCTTTTATACTCTCTTTATAAGTTAGATAAATTTGATATAAAAATAATTAGCACTCGTTGGGGGTCGACTCCGATGGATGCTTTGAATTTTAATAATGAATTTCATAAATGGATTATTGCAAATGTAATAAATGAATTATCGCAAAAACCGGATATATACGTTCAAGTATCTGTACCAAATGAATTTCAAACAATTGGAAACTATAATATAGGGATAACCGCTGGAATAGAAACCACAATATGTGCAATTGATTGGATACATGGTTGTAATAGAATGGATTTAATAATAGTACCATCGCAGCACGCAAAGGATACATTAGTAAATACAAATTACAATGAAGTTGATAGACAAACACAGCAGTTAATAGCCCATCATAAAATCAACAAACCAGTTGAGGTTTTATTTGAAGGATTTGATGAAAACGAATTTGGAACTGATACTGTGAAGATTGTTGATTGCTTGAATGAAGTTGAAGAAGATTTTGGATTTTTATTTGTAGGGCATTGGTTACGTGGTGATTTTGGAGAAGACCGTAAAAATGTTGGTATGATGATTAAAACATTTAGTATGGCTTTTAAAAATGAAAAAATAAAACCAGCATTGATATTAAAAACATCATCGGCAACATTTTCAGTAAGAGATAGAGAGCATATCATTAAGAGTATAAAAAGTGCTTTAGGTAAAGATTTTGGTAGTGTTCCAGTTTATTTATTGCATGGCGATTTAAGTTCATCAGAAATGAATGGACTTTACGAACATCCGAAAGTAAAAGCAATGCTAAACTTTACAAAAGGCGAAGGATTTGGTAGACCTTTATTAGAATTTAGTTTAACAGGTAAACCGATTATAGTTAGTGGTTGGAGTGGTCATTTGGATTTCTTAAAAGAAGGCGCCGTATTATTAGAAGGTGATTTAAAACCAGTGCATGACTCGGCTGCAGACCAGTTCTTATTAAAAGAATCACAATGGTATAATGTGAACATTTCTAAAGCATTACCAATTATACGTGATGTTTATAAAAATTATGATAAATACAAAGTAGCTTCGGCTAAATTGGCTAAACAAAATATACAAAATTTTAGTTTAGAAAAAATGACCATTCTATTTGATTCAATATTGAGTAAATATTCTATTTATAGTAAGGTACAACCAAAATTCCAACATATAAAACTACCTACCTTAAAAAAGGTTAATACAGGTCAGCCAGAAAAAAAATTGGAGTTACCAAAGATAAAAATGTTGAATAAACAATAATGAGTAATTTTAATCCGATATATCAAAAATTCATCGATGATAAAAATGCCATTCAGCCTGAACAAATGCGGAATGGCAAATTTTATCTATTAAAGCAATATCAATATGCAAATGGTGAAAAAGGTAGATATGCGGATACCATAGCACCAATAATATTTACAATATACATTTCAAAGGCAAAAGATTTGGTACATGCTGTAAAAGTTTCAAATATAAACCCACAAACGATTAAAGGGCTTTTTGGTAAGTTAATAAATGAAAAAACAGAAACTATACAAATGAAAGGCGGAGCTAGAAAAGTATATGAGTCTGTAATTGGTAAAATTCCAAAGATTACAAGAGAATCATACAGAACATATAATTTAAGCGGTATAAAGAAAGTTATATTATTGGATATGGATGTTACAAATTTAGTTCCTAAAAATAAACTAAGAAAAGATAAATAAACTATGACACCGAATGAATTTGTTATATGGTTACGAGGATTTGTACAAGGAGTACATCACTATAACGTAACACCTGCTCAATGGGATTATCTAAAAGAAATACTTGAGCAAGTAAAATAAGACACGCAAACTAAAGTTATGAAATTAAGCTACGCAGTTACAGTATGTAATGAGTTTGAAGAAACTATAAATCTTATTACTAATCTATTAAATTATAAATCTGAAAATTCAGAAGTAGTTGTATTATTAGATACACCAAAAGCATCACAAGAACTTATTGATTATTTAGAAGTTTTAGCAAGTGCAAACAAAATAGAATTGATTGAATCAGAATTTACAGAAGATTTTGCACAATGGAAAAACTTTTTAAATTCACAATGTAAGGGTGAGTGGATTTTCCAATTAGATGCCGATGAATCTCTTAATAGGGATCTTATTGTTAATTTGGAAGATATACTTACGGATAATTCCGATAAAGAATTGGTAGTAGTACCACGTATAAACATTGTAAATGGTATTACGCCAGAGCATATTGAGAAATGGGGTTGGCAACAAAATGAGAGAGGTTGGATAAACTTTCCCGATGTACAAACCAGAATATATAAAAATATTCCTGAAAAAATTGGATGGACTGGAAAGGTTCACGAACGAATAGTTGGATTTGAATCATATACAACGTTTCCAGGTGAAGAAATATTTTGCATAAGACATGTTAAAGATATCCAAAGACAAGAACGACAAAACAATTATTATAATACATTATGAGGATAACATTCATTTATGCTTACGATGGTGAGCAATGGTCTACTCCAATGGCTTTGGTTAATGAATTTAAAAATCGTGGTTGGGAAACCGATATAATCTCAATAGGTTCAAATAAAACGGGCATATACGATGACGCACAATTACAACTTTGGATTCAACAAGATTTGCCTACGGATATTGTATTATTTATGGATTGGGGCAGATTTGATTCTAAATGGTTGGATAAAAGTCTAAAACCAAACGCATTTTGGATACAAGAAAGTGGCGATGACCCACAAAACTTTGAAAAGAATTTTCCTAAATCAAATCGGTTTCACCTAACAATTACTCCAGACCACGATTCATATTTAGAATATAAAAGACGTGGTATAAATGCCGAATGGATAACACATTTTGCTGATACAGCAATTCAATATCCTATGGGATTGGAGCCGGAATATGTGGCAGTTACTACCAGAGGTATGGGCGGTTCTCAATTTTTAGATTATCTTACACAATGGGCAGATGGAGCAATCGGTAATCGTAATGGATTGGAAGGTATAGAGCATAGTAAATTCCTTAATAAAGGGCTTATGGTTATACAAAACAGCCGTTGGGGTGAAATTACGCGTAGAATATTTGAAGCTATGGCATGCGGCAAAATGGTGATTACTGATAAATTACCACCCAATAAAAAATTATCCGAAATGTTTATAGATGGTAAAGATATAATTTATTATGAGCCAAATGATATGTT